TATGTGGAAAAGCGCTCAATTGGCGTGGGAACGGAACGCAAATTGAAGCGTTTGAGGCGGCTTGTCAACTATCGAATTTATCGGCCATAGATGCTGACGGTTCCCCCGGCAAAGTTGCTGGTAGCGGCACCGGTCCAACAGACGGCCCGGACATTCGTAACCGGGCTGGTCGCCCCGATAATTTCCATTGATAATGTATGCGGGCACAGAACCGGTTTTGCAGCCCGGGTTGACCGGAGAGCCTGAACCAACCCCCATGAATATCGCGCGGCGGTCGCAACCCCCGTGTGAAGGCCTATTGAATTTCGCCCGGTCGCCGCGCCGCTTGCCGCGACCTCGGCGTAATCTGCCGCGCCTGTGCTCCATGTCGCGCCATTGTCGTAGCTAACCTGAATTGCTCGGATCGCGTTAGCAACACATGAAGCATCACGAAAGACAACCAAAGCATCATTATATGGTGTGACATTGGCGGTGACTGCCGCAGTAGCCCCACTGACTGCAAAATCATAGAACGTGATTTCAGTCCATGTAGCCCCGCCGCCCGCCGCTGGCGTCACCCATGATGGATCCGCACCCGCTCCGTTTGTTTGGAGCACCTTCCCCGCCGTGTCGGGCGGCAGACCAACCCAATCCGAAGCATTCCGGTAAAGAATCGTGCCCCGAGTGGTCGAAATCTGATCGAGAATTTCTTGCGCATCCGCCGAAATTGTCGGGCTGTCATTCAGGCTCCCGCTCGGGACGATTTGAATGCCCGAACCTTCAACCAATTCGTGCGCGTCCAAATATTCGACAAGCTGTTCAAGCGTCAGCCCGGCGGTGATATCGATTTGCCGCTGCTGCGCCCATTTGATGAAATACAGGGTCGGCCGACCATCGGGGCCGACAATCGCAAATTTTTCATCAAGGGGTTGAAGCTGGCCCGCCATTACGTGTCGTCCGGGTCGTTCATTTCCAGCCCGTCGATCCGGGCAATTGCTCCGTCGTCAACGATTTTGAAAAGCCGGCCCGGCGCCTCGATTTGGCCTAGCGAATACCAAGACAATTCCGGATAAGCCGCGCCCGTGACGACCACCACGGTTCCCATGTCGTCGAACGTCACGCCGGCATCGTCGCTGATTTCCAGCCGAACGCCGGCACCATCGTAAGCGGGATCGCCCATATCCGTCGTAAGCCACGCGGCGTAGCAAGGTAGATTTTCCCGGCCGCGCATGGGGACTTGTCCCATGGTGATGCGCTCGAAATAAACCTGTTGCTCGGGGTGACTGTCATCCGGATGCTCGTCGAAAGGCTGGTTGGGATCCAGAAACCAGAGCAAGCCCCAGGTATCGTCCCCGCATACGACCGAGCTACCGAAATTCTGCGCCAGCGCTGAAGCGCCAATCCACGTCGTACCGATATTCGGGCGCCAATAGGTGTGCGTGAAATCCTGCCAATCCATCCACTGTTCGGAATAGGTGTCGTAAACCAACGTGAGAATATCGGCGAGGCGAATCACGTAAAAATCGTGACCATCCAAGGTGAACGTCCACGCGCGGATCCGGGGATTTTCCGTATGGCCCCGAACAATCGCGCGGACCAACATTTGCGAAACCTGGGCGGGCGGCTCGGGCTCATCGACCGACCGAACGTAAAATTGGCTTACTTGTGCTTCGTCAGACGGATAATTGAACACCGTCCGCGTGACGAATTGCGTAACTTCGGCGGTCGGTTCGGGCTCGTCGACCGACCGAACGAAAAATTGAGAATTACGTCCCCCGACCGCGGCGACCATTAGAGTGTCCGATTGATGCGAACATAGGCCGCGTTGACTTCCCCAGGCGTCCACGGTGCGGCCGTTACCGGCGAAGTGTGGATCGGGCTCGAGTAATAGGTGAAGGCTACCGTCTGCGGCCGGTCCGCGCCATTGACCCAGGCCACGTTATCGGGGGTGAGCCCCGCCTGAAGGTTGCAGTCGCCGCCGTCAGTTTTTTGACCCCGGAAAATGGGCAGGAGCGCACGAACGCTGGTCACGTCCGGCGGCAAATTGGTGAGCCCGAAAACGGCTGCGGCCGGCGGCGTTGCATCCGCCGAAATATAGTCCCCGTCATTCGGCGGGCTTTCATCGAGCAAATTCCAGCCGGTGGCGCCGGTCGAAGGCGTCCAATTGAGCGAAATATCCGCGTCCGTCAGCAAGTCATGGACCGCGACCGACCCTTGGAAATCGGTGGCGTAGGCGCCGAGGCCGTCCCAAAAAATGACGTCCTTGTAATAGACGTTGATATTGTGCCCGAGCACGATGTTGACAACATCGGACGCGCCCAACGCCTGGGCCGCGAGGGTGACTTTGACGGCCCCGTTCACCCGGATTTCGATTGTCCCGGCGGCTGCATCGCGCAGAAGCTTGGTTTCGACATGGTTGTAGGCATTGGCGACGACCGCTAGGGGATTGCTCGTATGAACGAGTGTTCCCGCGGCATTGTAAATGAGAAATTGACCGCTGGCCCCGACGATCATTCGCCCAATGAGGCCGTTGGCGATATTCCGGAATTCCCACCGCGGATTGCCCGCGAAGGAATCGGCGACCGGAAGGATGCTCATCCACAGACGAAAGGCCACGCCCGCGGTGACGACTGCCACCGGGTAGGCAAACCGTGCGCAGATAAAACCCCATTCCCCCGTCGAGCTACTTTGGTTGAACCGAAGCACACGGCCGGCGGCGCCGATGCCCGGATCCGGGTCATTCTGGATCGAAAGAAAGCTGGAATTGAAAGTCCCCTCGAACGCCGCCCATACACCGTTGAGCATATAGTCGCGCGTGCTGCCGTAGAGCCCCAATTGCCCCGAAGGAAAGTCTGCCCAAACGATTGCCATGTCGATTTTCCTTAGACTTGGGTTGCCTGATACTGGATGGCTTCCCGAATGCGTTGCTCAACGTCAGGCCGGGAAATCTTCTTCGGGCCACCCGCACCCGAAATCTGAAAAACAGCACCGCCGTTGTCGACGATTATCATGCTCTCTTTGACTTGAACAGCCGTGCCCGGCCATGCGCCGCGGTCAAAGACGACGCCCTTCACCCGGAGCACCGGGCTATCTTCGTTGCCCGTGAAGTACCAAACTTCGGTTGTGGTGGCGCCCGGCAACCAGAATTGGTCGCCGAAAACGACCACTTCCGAAATAGGATCCGGTGCGCGTTCGGCCGTCGCATAGTCGAGCGGATCGATGGTCGTTTCGCCCGGATCGATCCAGAAAAACCGGCCGTTGATGCCCTGCCCTTGGGCCGGCACGGCGACGACATGAGAAGCGATATAACCGACGCTGATAATTCCGACGTCATCAGGGGTTGCCACTTGGAAGAAAACCGGTCCGCCGCCGCCCGTGAGCGTGCCAGCGGTCCATGCGATCCCCGCGCCTGTTTCGGTTGTGACGACCCCATTTCCGTCTGTCCCGACCGCGGTTGCGCGGACCGTTACCGTCGTGGTGGAATTGCCTTGGACAATGACTTCCGTGCTGGCGACAAGCGCCGTGCTGTATTGGGTGCCCGGGACACCCGAATTCATGATGGCATCGGCAAGATTTTGCCAGGCTTGCGAATCGGAAACCCCCAAGGCCACCAACCACGGAAATGCGACCGTCCCGAGCGGCGTACCCGCGTTCACGCTGCCGTTGGTGAATTGATAATAGACGGTGCCGATGCGGACGACGTTGCCGTTGGCCGGCGAGCCCGAAATCGTCCCGAGCGCGTATCCATTTTCCATGTAGCACATGAACGCGCCGCCCGTTGCGACGAAAAGATATGCCGGCGTTTCCCCGATAGTGCTTGTCGCGGCCATCGAGACTGAATTTTGAATGTTCGGGGAGCCGAGATTTCCGATAAAGGTGATTGTGCTGTCCGTGTCCACGCGCCACAGCACATCGCCACTCACGACAAACAGCGCATCGCTGAAGCTCCCCGAGCAGCTATAATCCGCACGGATTGGCCCCTCGCCGACGTAAAGATACCGGCGCAAGCCCATGCGCGCGATCAAGGTCGCTTGCTTGTCCGTGAGTACCGGGTTTTGCTCGAAGTAGCGGTTGCGCGTCCGAATTCGCGCCTCTTTCGCTACCCCCCGGAAATAATCACTTCGGGAAAGAGGAATGTCCATGATTACCGTCCCCCATACCAACCACGGTTGAAGGCCCGATTGGACGAAAATTCCCGCTGCTGATCGTAGCTTTGCGCGGACATGAAAGGCCACGAAATGCTGTCGTCGACTTCAAGCGGCTGCGACTGCAAATAGCGCGCGATGAATTGCCGCCGATTTGCCTTGAACGCCGCGGCCGTCTGCGGATCCATTTCGCGGCCGTAGCGGGGATTGAGCCGCATCGCCAAGCCGCAAATGAAGAAAATGTCGAAGGCATCGGGGAACGGATTTTGGTCCGTCGAGAGAAGCGCGTCGAGCTTCACCCAATCTCCTAGATCGGCGCGGTAAAACCATTCCTGGAACGCGCCGTCGACATTAAGAACCAAGGTCGGATTGCCTTCGATGGTCCGGCCGTTGGCATCGAGCGTGACGGGGAAAGCCGCGAGCCGGCCGAATGTGTCGGCGATGCTCATGCGGGCGCCATCCTGCGGGTACGGCGTCAAATAGACTGTGAGCGCGGCCGTGGCGGTCGCCAGGAGCCGACTATTGATCGACGGCCGTTGGATTAGGTCCGGCGTGCGGGGATCGACAATGCCGGGCTCATCGACGCCGAATGTCCCGAGCGGCCAATCCACCAACGGCTCACCGGCATCGCCGCCGTAGATCGAATTGATATTTTGCTGGAAAAGCCGAAGCGCTTCCGCGACCTGTAAAACGTCGGGAGCCTTACGGAGCGGGAGAATATTCCCTTCCCGATAGGCATCCGTAATGATCGACGAAATCAATGTCACCGAAGCGCTCCATAGGCAAAATTACAGATCGAGCGGCTTCGCCGGGGCCGGCCGGCTCACACCGACCTTCATGCGCCAGAGCCCCGCCTTGGTCTTCGATTTCGTCGCGGCGTGCAGGGCCGGATCGAAAGCGTGACCGTCCGCGTCGAGCGTGACCGTGCTCGCGTTGGCGCCCGTGCTTTCATCGGACGTTGCCGCGGGCGGTGTGGGGGCCGTCGCACCCGCGCCACCGACACCGGCCTTGGCGGCTTTCGCAACATCGGCCGAAGCACGCGATACCGCATCGGTCGTCTTCGACGCTTCGACGGCGCTAGTCGTTCCGTTGGCCGGCGCAACGGCGGTCTTGGTGCCTTCAGCCGCGGATCCCTTGTCGCGCTTCGCCGAAAAACCCTTCGGGGTTTCATCCTCGCTGTTGACGATGACCGATTCTCCGTTGGGGCCGTAGCGCCATGCGGGGAAAGGCTGATACGTGTAGCTCATGATCGTTCTCCCTTTGATATTTCAGACGCTAAACGAAAAGCGTGCCACTTGCACCCCCGGCGAGCACCACAGAAGCGCCAGGCGATGGCAGAGCGCACGGAAGCTGAAGATAAATCCCGGCGGATACCGGTACGGCGTCGACAAGCGTAACGGCGCCCGTGCCGTCTGCGCTTCGACCGGTGATCGTCAACGTGCCGGCGGTCTTGGGCAGGAAGCCAGCCACGGTCGATCCGGTGACGTTGTGTGTTGCATTCGCCGCCATCGGGACCGGATTGAACGCATTGCGGGTATTCATCGGTTTTCTCCCGTGCCCGCGTCAAACTTTTCCGAGGCAAAGGCGCCCCACCCCGAGCGGGATCGGAGTAGGGCGCCTGTCAACCTTCACTCGGAGAACAGAGCGAAGCCGCAGCCCTAGCTGCCGTTGACGCGAACGATGCGCAAACGCTCGCGAATGTTCGCGTTCAACGCGACGTCGAAGCGAACGCCATGCGCGCCAGTGAAGAAATCGCTGTGCTGCCACATGCGGACAGTCAGCGGAATCTTGGACAGACGACGGCGCATCGACGTGTCGGACGCCGGCAGAATGAGCGGCACGGTGTTGACCACCACCGCTTGCTTCTGGATGATCGCGCGCGGCGAAAGCGTGGCGCTCGCGGCACCCATGAAGGTTATCACCGCAAGATCGGCCGGTGCAGCGCCAACGGTCGCGTGAGCGGTGTTGATGTTGACGTTATCGCCCGCACCCGAGCCCGGGACGACCATCGCCGGGAAGATGATGAGCGTTGCCAGGCCGGCACCGTCCGCGACCGCATCGGCAACGACGGTGAATTGCTGAAGCCGAGCCGGCGAAACGAGCGCTTGCTTGCGATTGTCGTAAGCGAAGACGCCGGGCATGGTGAAGACTTCACCGGCCTTGATCGTCGCCGCAGCCGCGAAACCGCTGGTCAAGAGGTTCTGCGTCAGGTGACGGCCGTTGGTCGAACCGGCCTTCGCCACGTCGGCATAATTGACGTTCTGGTTGGCGCCGGCAACGTCGCCAGCCGCCGCAACGCGCGTTCCGACCGTGAGCACCGGAAGCTGGTTGGTGAACAGCGAACGAATGCCATTGACTTCGCCCGAGAAGCCCTTGCGGAAGACGCCCGCGCCGGTTTCGTTCGGGAGCTTCACCACCTGGTCGCC